AATCATCCGCTACCCGGACAATCGAATAGGAAGCGCTGTCTAAAACCTCCGTTGGATTGTTCGCTGTGGCTTTAACGTATATTGTAGGAGACCAGTTCTTGTCTCTTATAAATAATCTAAACCGTGCAGTCTCCGATCTAGAATACTTCTTTTTCAAATTTTTAATTGAAGTAACTCTCTCAAAAGTTGGTGCGTTATTATAGGTTGGAAATTTTGTGGGATAGAGCGAGCCCGTAAAATACTCCACATTTTCGCTGTGCCAAACATCGAACATGGCCGTTAGTGGAGTAGCGGCCGCAGTTACAGCAAATGAAGCAGAATAAATGCCCGTACTAACATACCCTCCAGTAACATTAACATCAAGATCGGCAGCTACGCCACCACCGGCGGGTAGCCAAACCTTTGCACCCGTCGGGGAAGAGTTATTCGAAGAACCCGAATATATTGAGAGAAGGATTTCGCCCGTACCGATGGCGGGAATATTTACCAAGCGGCCGCGGATATAATTATAATAGTATAAAGTATTAAGATTATCTGCGGCGGGAGCTAGCGAACTAGAATAGTAAAAATCTCCGCGATCATCAATAATCCGAGAATCCCAGCGGGCCTCTAGAGTGGGTCGCTTAAAGAAATATTGGGAAGAGCGAGCAGAGAATCTCTTGGTATAATAGGTGTCCTCGGATCCGCCGGGGTTATGGATAAGGCTGCCATTATCTAGCCCCGTTGAACTTGAATAGAGAGCCTCTTCGCTTCCTGTTAGTCTTATCCCAAAGCCGTTGTTGGTCCTCGTGCCATCTATCCACTGTTCTACCATCGGGGTAACATCGACCTCTAGATCCTCATAGCCCAACGAGAAGTTAGCAGCATAGTGGGGGTCGCCAGAGGCAGTATGATAGTCTCCTCCTACTTTGGACCACGCGTTGCTAGCGCTCGCGTTAATCCAATTAGAGTTTCCCAGGTCAGTATACTCGTCCATGTCTAGGCCGGTTCCTTCCACCCAAGAGCGAGAAACAGCATGCACGGTGAGCGTAAAATCCTGCGGTAACGTGAACGCAGTCGCGACATTAAATAATTTAAGGTAAAAGGAAACACTCCCAGATGCCGGGAGGGTCCCGGCGTCCCTGTCGGTTGATATGCTACTAATGGGGAATTCTACTAAAGTTCGCGCTAGCTCTTGACTACGACCATTAGTCGATGAAGAAGCCTGGCCATATATAGAGTAAACCTCCAGAGAGTCAGCATAGCCCATATTAGATCCCGTGCCGCGGGTTGTGAGAGTATAATTATAACCGTTCGTAATTATGGTGTCTTTATCCGCCCAATACCTTTTGATAGTCATTAGGTAACGCTTCCTACAATGTCCGAAGAGGAAAACTTAAGTTCAAAAATAGTATTATGTTCTGCATTTAACTGACGTCCGTCATTAGATAAATTTGCCTCAAAATCAAAACTAGTTTCAGAATAATTGCCACCTTGTTTTTGTAATAATCTTACGTCTAGCACGTCAATCACACCCGGGACTCTTTGCAATTCTTTGTAGATATTTCCGACAGATAATGCTTCTCCAATATCAAATTGCTTCTTTGCATAAAAATTCTTTAAACGGTTGGATGCGGCGGCCACAACATTAAAGCGATTTTCTTCAAAGTCTGCGACAACAGTAAAGTTTATACCAAAATTAACAACTTTCGCATCTCGTACGTCTATTGTGTCATTAATCATTTTATAGTGAGATAACCATATTTTTAAGTTCTCTTTAATAGTTCTTGTGGTTGGAATTAAAAATCCATTAGGATCCGAAGTAATAACATACATATTAAGGTTTCTTTTAAATGAGTCAAAATCTCTCTCAAATGCGCAACGTTTTACGGAACCAAAGCTGGGGGGCATTCCATATACAAGTGCTTTATAATCTTCAATTGTTACCGCGCGGTTCTGAGCCGCATAATGGCTGAAGACTCGTTGTTTAAGTTCTGTGGCGTTGGGAATACTAATATCCCCCACAATTGGATTTTCATTAGAAACCTCTAAAGATTTTCTAACAGAACTAACGATAGAGCCGTTCAAAGATTGACGATTTTGAAACGTCAATAGCGGAAGACCTACTGAGTTTAATGCATTTGCTCCTATGTTAACGTCTGCTGATGTATTGATTCTGTATGTTATAGCAAGAGTCGTGTTTGATGGCCCTACACCAAATTTGTCTGTTTCTGTAAGATTCGTTGGGTCAAAATCGTTTTGGGTTATATAATCTCTTCCGTGCCTCTGGAGAACAATCTTGCTCGGGTCTGCGACAGCCTCGTTTGTCAACTGACCCTCGGAGCCATATCCAAACTGTAGAAATGCTTCACCGGGGATTTTTTCAAGCGTAAACCTTCTAGTCACCGGAATCGCTTTCATAATTGAGGGCACCGAATCTCTATCGGCATTATTGTTTCTAATTGCTTTAAAAACAATTTCTTGTGATAAATGGTCGACTTCATGATAGCGATGTCCCTCGGAGTCTACCACTCTTAGTATTTCAGTCGGGGTCGGATGATTTAAGCGTATTTTTCTAAACTTTGTAAAATTTCCAATCGGCACCACTTGTCTCTCGGTACGCCCAGAAATAACTCTTCCAACTGCTTTTATGGCATAGTGAGTAGGAACACCTGTATTAGTATTAATTTGATTAACAATTACTTGATTTGTAGGCGCCGCAAAATTAACATCATCTATCAGCGTAAACTGTTGGCCTCCCGCAGCGGTAAATGTTGAATTAGAACGCAAGACAGGAAGATATTTCGAATCGGGGGCGCCCAGACCGTCGGCTGGGATAGAAATATAAAACTGAGCCTCCCCCATCGAAGAAAAAGCGACCGAATACTTATATCCCAGCTGTCGAGCAATCTTGACTACATTTTGATATTCAGTTGCGGTATCTAAAAAAGTTTCGTTTACTTGGTAGTCTAGGTAGAAAGATAGAACATCGCCCACGTATGACACGGTGTCCAGCATAAGAGACCCAAAACCAGCAGTATTAAAGTCTTTATATGAATCTGCGTAATACCTGCGTACATAATCTAATAAATTATTTCTAATCGACTCAAAATCTCGACCAGCATAATTAATAATTTTTAACTGCTTCTTGCTATTGGTTGCTATGTCTTGCGGCATGATCTATAATTCCTATAAGTTAGTTGGGGATCCCACACCGATGCTGGCACTACCAGCTCTGGGGATAGAAAAATTAACAATAACACTCAAAAGCACTCCCTCGTCGAGATTGGTTATTCCTTTATTAAACTCGATCGAATGTATATTAAGAAAATCCATATAGGCTGCCTTTTGGTCTTGAATCGTTGCTGCGATTTGACCTTGTAAAAATGGTGTATTTTGCTCAAACAAGAAATGCTTCAGACCTACTCCAAAATTTCTATCCATTATTCTTTCACCTGGGGAAGTTAAAAGTAAATTCTTAAAATTTTGTACAATAACTTGTCGTAGGGTGGTGTTTATTGCATATGCACCAATATTATTATCTATTAAGAGTGGGAATTGTGGTGAGTATCCAATCATGATAAGGGCCGTTAATTATAATTAGTACAGTCTAGTAATTAGTCTTCCTCATTTGGCTCCGCCCAATCAGGAGTACCGGGAACTACTGGGTTGTCATCGGTTGGGGGCCACGATACTGTCATTCCGGGTTCGGCCTCCTCCCTACAATCTGCTGTTTCAATGAGGTTTTCTGGCCAATCCCCCAGCCTTAATAATAAATAGATAACTCCTATGGGAGAAATCGGAGGAATTGCAAACGTATAAGGAAGTGTCCCAAGCAAATCCAACCCCTTTGCAGAAATTTTTGGTTTCATGATCTCAGGAACAGGGTTTCCCCATGGATCGTCTGGGTATCCTTGATCAATCTTGCCCTGTATTAAAGCAAATACCTGTTCCATGCTCATTGGAAGTTGCGACGGGATCGCAGGAAGACTGGCATTTAATTCTTCTTGTGTTGGGTTGTCATTACACGCCCCGTCAACACCGCCGCCCACAGCAGCATCTAGTGGGCCAGGAGTCATACCGGAAGCCAGAGACATCGCCAGATTAGCCATCTGCTCGGCCTGCTCCATGCCCTGAAAAACTTGGCCACTCACATCTTTTATCATTTTAGCTAAAATAACGTGTGGCTCCATCATTTCCGCGAGGCCTTTAATAATATGTTTTGGCGTATCTTTAAGCATCTTATTAACAAATGATTGTCCCATATTGGCAAGAGGAGTTAGGGTTGACTGAATGCCGCTCATTATTTGTGCATCGAGAGCGCTCTGATCGCAGGGGGAGGTTGCTCCATAATCATCGCCGGCAAACGCAGCCTGAATAGCTAACACCAGGGTGTGTTTAGTGTCGGAGAAAATATCTTGATGTTGGAAAAGAGTATAATAATTTTTAATCTCTCCTGTAAGGTACAGATACTGTAAGATCTTTGCAACGTCCACCATTTCACCATTTCCGAACAAACGTTGTGTTTGAGAAGCTAGAGACTTTATAAGCGACAATTTAACACTCGGCTGTTCTGGGGAAGTTCTCCCGGCCGGCTGTGGCTCATTAAATAGAAAATCAACATATCTCGCAAAACCGCCGGAGGTGCCATTTTGTATCATAAAATCTTGGAACTTATTAGAAAAGAGATCATCTGTTATTGACCTTGCGGCCTTTTTGCCGGTTGCTATATTAGCAATAAATTTGCCTCCCGTGAGCGGGCCAAAGAGATAGTAAGATTTCTGTTGCTTCATTAAATTCTCGTTTCCTGATAAAAGGCGAACCATTGTATCTTGCTCCTCGGTATCTAATAGCGGAGTTAGATAAGCCAGCCTCATACCCATCTGAATTGAGGGAAAGATCTCCGCTAGGAGCGATCCAATTCCAGTAAAAACGGGAGGCGGTGGATCTTGGCCTTCAGAGGCGCCCAGGGTCTTGCCGTCGGCGCGGGCGCTCGG